TATTGATGGATTAAAAAAAGTAAGTATTGAATCAGCGCTTGAAACAGCTAAATCAAATGTTGCGTTAAAGAAATCAGCAGAAATTGCAGCAGCACAGACAAGAATTTTATTAGAACAGAAAGACAGGGAAGCCGAAAAGTTAAGACAAATACGAGATGAAGAACGTAACAGCATTGATGATAGAATTAAGGCTAACAATGACTTAAAAGCAGTTCTTGAAGATCAGGAAGAACAAATGATAAAAAATGCAAACACAGTTCTAGCTGCTGCACAGGCTCAATTTAATTTAACTGGCAAGCAAGAAGACTATGTTGCAGTATTAGATGCAGTTGCTGAAAAGGAGGGTGTTTTAGCACAGATAGAAGGTTTTAGGTCAGAACAAAAATCAAATGATTTAGCACTTGACAAAGAAAAAATTGAGTTAACCAATAGTAAACTAGAAAGTGAAAGTAATTTATCTATAGAACGTCAAAGGTTTAATGCTGAATTAATACAGAATGAATTAACACGATTACAAAAGCTAAAAGAAGTTGATGAATTAGAGGCTGAACAAGAAGCTATTAGACTACAAGCCATAGTTGACAATGCTAATGCAGGCACACAGGCTAAAATAGATGCACAAATAGCTTTAGACGACTTTACGGAACAATCAAGACAGACAAATTTACAAAGGAATATTGATATTAATGAAGCTGAACGTGAATTAGACAAACAAAAAATACAAGACAAAAAAGATGTGGTTGATGCTATTGCACAATTTGCTGATGCTGAATCAGGCATCGGACAGGCATTGTTAATTATTAAACAAGGGCTTGCATTAAAGGAAACTATAATGGATTTGAAACGCATCACATTTAAGGGTGTCGAAGCAATTGGTGCGGCAGGTGTTTCAACAGCTCAAAACGTAGCAGAAAGTTCTAAAATTGGTTTTCCTCAAAACATTATTACTATTGCAAGTGCTATTGCACAAGGTGTGGGTATTATGCGATCAGTTAAGAAAGCGGTGGCAGGAACTAAAGCCAAAGCAGGTGCAGCATCAGCATCAGTTCCAAGTGTGTCGTCACCATCAGCACCATCAGAACCGCCTGCATTTAATGTTGTCGGTGCATCAGACACTAATCAACTGGCAGAAGCTATTGGTGGTCAAGCACAACAGCCGATACAAACTTATGTTGTAGCTAGTGAAGTAAGTACTGCCCAAGAATTAGACAGAAATATTGTTACTGGTGCAACAATAGGATAAATGCAAAATTGAAATTTTAAAACGTTATATAATTATGAAAATAGTCGAACTTATATTAGATGAGGATCAGGAAGAAGGCGGTATCGAGGCAATCTCAATAGTAGAAAGTCCTGCTATTGAATCTGATTTTGTTGCTTTAAATCAACAAGAAATCAAACTTGCAGAAATTGATAAAGAGAAAAAAATATTATTAGGAGCTTTATTAATTCCTAATAAGCCAATTTATAGGACAGGTGAAGAAGGTGAATATTATATATTCTTTTCCAAAGAAACAATTGTAAAAGCATCACAAATGTATTTACAAAATGGCTATCAAAACAAATCAACATTAGAACACTCTAAAGCACTAGAAGGATTGACATTGGTTGAATCTTGGATTGTTGAAGATGAGGTTAATGACAAGTCAAGAAAATATGGATTAAATGTGCCTGTAGGGACTTGGATGGGTGCGGTAAAAGTAAACAACGATGAAGTTTGGAATGAATATGTTAAAACAAATAAAGTTAAGGGTTTTTCTATTGAGGGCTATTTTGCAGATAAAATGGAACGACCTAAAGAACAAATTAAAGAAGATATGTCAGAAGAAAAATTAGCTGAACAATTACTTAATAAAATAGAAAACATTGTAAAAGGTGAAAAGGTAGAATTATCTATAATTGATGACATAGAAAAATCAATAGCAAAGGGTTTATCTTTAAAAGACAATGCAGATAAAGCTATTGATAAAGCAAAGATTGAAATTTTAAAAGCATCTGATATTGCAAGATTTGATATGGCTGATTTTTATGTTAAAGCAGATAAATTAATTAACGAAGCTGAAGAAAAATTAAAAGCTATAGGAATGGAAGGCAAATACATTAATGATTTAAAAGTAAAATTAGAAGGATTAGATTCAGTAATGGGAAAAATAATTCAAAAAGTTGACAAAACATCATTAATTTAAAATAAATACATAAATAAAAACACCATAAGTAAATTAATAAAATTCTCAATATAAATTAATATAAAAATGAAAACACCAAACGAATTAAACAAAATCTATAATAGATTACCAAAAGAAAAAATTGAATTATCTAAAGTAGAATTAAAAAGAATTGAATTAGGAATTGTTGATGATTTAGGTAAAGCAATGTCTAACCTAGAAAAAGCTGTTGTTGCTGAAAAAGAATTAAAAAAAGAAATTGATACTATTAATAAAACATCAAAATCTTTAATTAAAGAAATTCAAAAGGTAGAAGGTTTAAGAAATAAAGTCGAAGAAAAAGGTGAAAAAATAGTAAAACAAAGTGATTCTGTTTTTGATCAAGTTGATAATATTATAGAAAAAGCAAGAAATGCAGCTAAAGAATTAGGTGTTAAACCAGAATCAATAGCTAATTTTAAAAAAGCAGAAGGATTAATGGATAAATTATTTACTGTTGATCCTAAAGATGATTTTATTGACAACATATATTTCTAATAAATGCGTAATACTAGAAACAAAAAAACATTTATAGCTAGTAGAACATCACCAACAAGCAATACTAGAGCCTGTTTATGTTGGGACACTAATACTTATTCAAAGTCGTGCTGTGATGGTTCTATGCAAGCACAAGGCATAGGAGTTATTACAAGAACTGATTGAAAATGCAAATTTTAAATTAATAACCGTTATATAAATAATATGAAATCAACCGAAATGTTAAATCAAATCAAAACGCTTCTAAATATAGAAGTAAAACTTGAGGAAACTAAATTAGAAAATGGCACTATTGTGTCTGCCGAATCCTTTGAAAAGGGTAAAGAAATCTTTATCGTAACAGACGATGAAAAAGTAGCAATGCCTGTAGGTGAATATCTTTTAGAAGATGGTCGTTTGGTAGTTGTAGAAGAAGAAGGAATTATTGCAGACGTTAGAGAAGTATCTGACGAAGTTCCTGCTAAAGAAACTGAAGAAGGAGAAGAAATTACTTCTGACCTTAAAGAAGAAGACAATTACGAGGAAAAAGAAAAAGAAATGGCTGACGAAGGAAACTACGTTACTAAAGATTCATTTAAAGAAATGGAAGCTAAAATTCAAAATCTTGAAGATGCAATTGCTGATTTAAAAGGAGACAAAGAATCTAAAATGGAAGAAGTTGAAGAAGAAATGTCAATTGAAAAACCTTTAAAATCAAGAACTGTAAAAGAAGAATTTTCTGAAGCAGCTTCAAAACCTTTTAAGCATAATCCAGAAGGTGAAACACCACAAACAACAAAATTTGAATTTGGAAAAGGTAAATTCAACACAACACTAGATAGAGTATTAAATAAATTAAACAAATAAAAAAATGAGTAATCTAAAAAACGTACAATTAGCAACTGCGGTTAACATCACTACAACATATGCAGGGGAATTTGCAGGTGAATATATTGCAGCAGCATTATTGAGTGCATCAACTATTGATGATGGAGGTTTAACAGTAAAAGCAAACATTTCTTACAAAGAAGTAATTAAGAAACTAGCTACAGGTGCTTTAGTAAGCCCTGCATCTTGTGACTTTACACCAAACAGTTCAGTTACTTTAACTGAAAGAATTATCCAACCAGTTGAATTACAAGTTAACCTACAATTATGTAAGTACGATTTCGTGAACGATTGGGAAAGCCAATCAATGGGATATGGTTTAGGACAAACTTTGCCTCCTAAATTTTCTGACTTCTTAATTGCACACGTTGCATCTGAAGTAGCACAAAACACAGAATTCTGTATCTGGCAAGGAGATACTGCAGCAGCAGCTAATAACTCTTTTGATGGGTTTGAAAAATTAATTGCAGCTTCAGCAGCAGCAGGAGATATTCCCGCAGCTCAACAAGTAGCAGCAGTCGGTGGTGGCTTAAGTGCAGCTAACATTATTGCAGAATTATCTAAAGTAGTAGATGCAATACCGTCTCAACTATATGGTAAAGAAGATTTGTTCTTATATATCGGTAGTGCAGCAGCAAAATTTTATGTGCAAGCATTAGGTGGTTTTTCAAGTCAAGGGCTTGGAGCAAATGGTGTGCAAAATATGGGAACTCAATGGTGGAACAACGGATCACTTACTGTGAATGGTGTTAAAATCTTTGTATGTCCGGGAATGGCAGCGAACAAAATGTATGTTGCACAACGTTCAAACTTGTATTTTGGAACTGGCTTGTTAAATTCGACACAAGAAGTTAAGGTGCTGGATATGAGCGATTTAGATGCGTCAAATAATGTAAGAATGGTAATGAGATTTACAAGTGCTGTACAATTCGGAATTGCTTCTGACCTTGTTGAGTACGCTTAAAATTAATTAACTAATCAAATTTAAAGGGGTGGGTTCTGCCTACCCTTTTTTATTTAAAAAAAAAAAATATGGCTTGTACATTAAACACGGGGAGAAAATTACCCTGTAAATCAGCTTTTGGCGGCATCAAAAAAATACTGTTTGCAGATTTTGGAACGATTGAAAGTGTAGCAGTTGATTCTTCAACAAAAATAGCAACAATAACCAATGGGTCACCTGCACCTGTTTGGTTTGAGTTTGACGTAAAAGGAAATTCAAGTTTAGAAACTACAGTAACAAGTAGTCGAGAAAACGGAACGACATTTTATACTCAAACATTAAATTTAACATTAACATTTTTAGATGCTAAAACACAAGCTGAATTAGAAGTTATTGCAGTTGCAAGACCTTATGCAGTAGTTGTAGATTACTACGGTAACAGTTTCTTATGTGGTTTAGAAAATGGTATGGAAGTAACATCAGGAACAGTTGTAACAGGAGCAGCAGCAGGTGATTTAAGTGGTTTTACATTAACATTAGAGGGAATGGAAGAAACAGCACCGTTTTTCTTAAATGCTACACCAACAGCTTCAACTGAAACAATTCCAGTAAATTAATTAGTATTATTTAGTTAGAAATTAGAGCATCCTTTTTAGGGTGCTTTTTTTTTGCTTTATTCATTTTACAAATTAGTTCTTTTTTTTCGTTATATAGGTAATGATTATACTTACTACATCAACAGCATCTCAAACACTATCTGTAATTCCAAGACAATACAATGATAGTCAGTTCACTATGGATATTCGAGATGATAGTACAAACGTAAATGTACTGTATCACATAAATACAGCGGTTACTTCTGGTAATTACTTAACTTTTGGGAATGTGTTTAATCCTGTTTTAGTTGAAAATCATTTTTATGACTTATATTTATACATTGATTATAATTTTTGGAATACAAACAATAGTTTCTGGAATTTATATGATGTATTATGGCAAGTAGATTCGGATTATAAAGAAGATATTTTTAGGGATAGAATATTCTGTACAGACCAAGACATTGATCAGTTAAATGATAATGACCATTACGATATGAATAAAGGGAAATTTACTTCATATAATGGATATAATAATGATTACATTGTAATATGAAAAAAACACAATTAAGAAACGAGAAAGGACAGTTTAAAAAAGCCTCAAAGATTTCTGAATACGGAGTTGTAAATTTAAGCACTTACACAAGCCCAGAAATCAAAGAAGTTTCTGGTAAAAATTGGATTGAATATGGTGCTGATAACAACTATTTTCAATATCTAATTGACCGCTATAATGGTTCACCGACTAACAATGCTGCTATTAATGGTATTAGTCAAGCTATTTATGGAAAAGGTATTAATGCTACCAATTCAAACAAAAAGCCAAATGAGTACGCTCAAATGATTTCATTGTTTAAAAAGGATGTAGTAAGAAAATTATGTTATGATCTTAAATTAATGGGACAATGTGCTGTTCAAGTGATATATTCAAAGGATAGAAAGAAAATTGCACAACTAGAACACTTTCCAATTGAAACGTTAAGGGCTGA